CACCTACAATGACGAAATGCAAGGACAAGCCATATTGCAATTGGCACAGATTGGTTTACAGTTTGATGAATCTAAATCAAACAATCCATTTGCATATTACACAGCGGCAGTTACTAATTCGTTTGTAAGAATTATCAATATTGAAAAACGTAATCAAAATATTAGAGATGATATTCTGGAACTTAACAATATGATGCCTAGTATGTCGCGTCAGACTCAAGGCGATTCAGGTGCACCAAAGACTGCAAACAAATCGGCTCCCAAACCCAAAGCCGCCAAAAAAAAGTAGTTGACAAATACAACAGTTTCGTGTATTCTAAAGAAAAGTAGGAGATTATTTTGTTCAAGAAATTAGCAGTTTTTACCGACATTCATTTCGGATTAAAATCCAATAGTAAATTACACAACGATGACTGTGAAGAATTCGTTGATTGGTACATCGAACTAGCAAAGAAACATGGCTGTGAAACAGGATTGTTTTGTGGCGATTGGCATCACAACAGAAACAGTGTGAACATAACCACTATGGATGCTTCTATTAGATGTTTAGAAAAATTAGGAAAAGCATTTGATAAATTTTATTTCTTTCCAGGCAATCATGACTTGTATTACAAAGACAGCAGAGACATTCAGTCAGTAGAATTTGGCAGATTTATTCCAGGCATCACCATGGTAACTGAAATTACAAAAATAGATGATACTATTTTAGTGCCTTGGTTAGTAGGCAATGAATGGAAAAAAGTTGGTGGTATGGAATGCAAATACATGTTTGGTCATTTTGAATTACCCAACTTCTTTATGAATGCAATGGTAGAAATGCCAGACACAGGAGAATTACGTCCAAGCGATTTTAAAAAACAAGAATATGTTTTCTCTGGACATTTTCATAAAAGACAAGTAAAAAATAATATTCACTATTTAGGTAATCCTTTTCCACACAATTATGCAGATGTAGATGATGATGAACGTGGCATGATGATACTAGAACATGGCACAGAGCCTGTGTATTTCAATTGGGAAAATTGTCCCAAGTATAGAAATGTAAAATTAAGCACATTGTTGGACAAGACCAAAGAGATTATGAAAAAGAAGATGCATCTAAGAGTTACATTGGATATTGATATCAGTTTTGAAGAAGCCAGTTATATCAAAGAAACTTTTATGAAAGAATATAATTGCAGAGAAATAACACTAATTCCAAGCAAACAAGAAGAAGAAATTAACACAGAACTTGATATCACAAAGTTTGAAAGTGTGGATCAAATCGTTTCTAAAGAAATTGAAACAATTGAATCGGACGCATATGATAAATCGGTGTTGCTTAGAATATTTAGAGATTTAAACAATGATACTGATTAAAACATTAACTGTTAAAAATTTTATGAGTGTGGGAAACCAAACTCAAGCAATAGATTTTCAACAAAAATTATTAACATTGGTGCTAGGTGAAAACTTGGACATGGGTGGTGATGATGCAGGTTCACGTAATGGTACAGGTAAAACTACCATTGTGAATGCACTGTGTTACGCACTGTATGGTGAAGCACTTACAAAAATACGTAAAGACAATCTTGTGAACAAAACCAACGGCAAAGCCATGTTGGTCACAATAGCATTTGAAAAAGATGGTGTGAACTACAGAGTAGAACGTGGTAGAAAACCCAATGTGATGAAATATTACATAGATGAGCAAGAACAAGAATTATCAGATGTTAGTCAAGGAGATTCACGTAAGACACAAGAAGATTTGAACAAAATGATTGGCATGAATCCAAAAATGTTCAAACACATTGTGGCATTGAACACATACACACAACCATTCTTAAGTTTACACAACAATGAACAACAAGAAATAATTGAACAACTGTTGGGAATACAATTACTGTCTGAGAAAGCAGATATTTTAAAAACACACATCAAACGTTCAAAAGAAGATATTGCTTTAGAAACAGCACGTTTAGAAGGTTTAAAAATCAGTAATGAAAAAGTTGAAGAAACAATTCACAGTTTAAACAACAAAAGCAGTGCTTGGCAAAATCAAAACAGCACAGACATAGAAAAATTAGATAGAAATTTAAAAGAATTAGAAAGTGTAGACATCGATTCTGAATTAGAAACACATCAAAAATTAGAAGATTGGACCAAACTGAATGATGTACTAAATCAATTGCAAAAAGACAGAGCTGGTTTAGAATCCACCATTGAACAAGCAGACAAAACAGCAAAAAAATTACATGATGATTTAGAAAAACTTAATCACAAAGCCACTTGTTATGCATGTGGTCAGGACCTTCCTCAAGACAAAATTGAAGAAATGCAGAAAACATTGGAAGAAGAATATGGAGAATCCAACAGTTATGTGATGGAGTTGGCACAACAATTGGAACAAACTGTGAAAGATATCGAAGCAGTAGGCGACATGGATCAAAGACCAAACACATATTATGACACAATCAAAGAAGCATATGATCACAGACAATATGTAGATTCAATCAAAACAGCACTTGCAAATAAAAAAGATGAATCTAATCCATATCTAGATCAAATAGATGAATTAAAAAATCAAGCAGTACAGGAAATAAATTGGGACACAGCAAACACATTGCAAAAATTAAAAGAACATCAAGAGTTCTTGTACAAATTATTAACAAACAAAGATTCTTTCATAAGAAAAAAGATAATTGATCAAAATTTAACCTTCTTGAACAACAGGTTAACTCACTACTTGGATCAATTGGGTCTTCCACACTTGGTCACATTTAAAAATGATTTAAGTGTGGAGATCACTCAACTGGGACAGGAATTAGATTTTGACAATTTGAGTAGAGGTGAAAGAAACAGATTGATATTGGGTTTAAGTTTTGCATTCAGAGATGTGTGGGAAAACTTGTATCAAAATATCAACTTGTTGTTCTTGGATGAATTGATAGATTCTGGAATGGATTCAGCAGGTGTTGAAAGCAGTTTGGCTATTCTGAAGAAAATGAGCAGAGAGTCCGGCAAAAACATATTCTTGATATCACACAAAGATGAATTAATGGGCAGAGTGAACAATGTGCTTAAGGTTGTAAAAGAAAACGGCTTCACAGCATATGCTAATGACGTGGAAACATATGACCATACAAGATGACACACACGACAAGCTCACTAAGGCATACATGGAGTATTTCAAGGCAAACGAGTTGTTTGCTAAAAGGCGAAGCCTTTCCACAAAAGTAGCCGCTAGAAAGGCACTAGCGGAAATTAGAATTTTGGCACGTCTAAGACGTAAAGAGATAGAAGAACAATATAAAGTGTCCAAGATCCACAAACAGCAACAGCGAAAAAAATAATCAGTAAGTATGTCCATATGCCATGGACTTATCAGGGTAAACCCATTCACACACTGCCAGAAGACTGCGAAGGATTTGTGTATCTAATCACAAACACAACCAACGGTAGACAGTATGTGGGCAAAAAACTGGCGAAATTCAAGAAGACACGTCCACCTCTCAAGGGTAGGATAAACAAACGTAGAAGCAAAGTTGAATCTGACTGGAAAGACTATTGGGGTTCCTCAGATCATCTAAATGCTGACGTGGCAGAATTAGGCGAAGACAAGTTTACAAAAGAAATACTGTACATTTGCAACACAAGAGGCGTAATGAGTTATCTCGAAGCTCGAGAGCAATTCGAAAGGCGAGTATTAGAATCCGACGATTATTACAATGGTATCATCAATGTTAGAGTTGGTGGTTCCCGAATCCTAAAAGAAGAACTAAAAAATTACAAGAAGGCTTAACATAGCAACATCGCTGATCGTAGATCCAGGAAGTGCGTTTGAAACACAATGGTGAATCCTGAGTTGCAAGTCTAGTGCTAACTAAAGGCACAAAAGAAGATGCTCTGTGAAAAAGATACAACATCACAACTGCTCACTTTGTTTGTGAAGGGTGAAAGCAGTTGCCCGTGACTAATGAAGTCTGGAATAGGGAGTTGGCGGGTCACCGCTTCCGTACAAAAGTTCCTTTCACAAAATGGCAGGCTAGTCTCGCATGATGGCTTCATACTTTTCCCGTTACTGGGTGAAGTATGGATCAACTGTCTGCATGATGCACGACATAACTTCGTTATGTGATTGCTTAAATGCTTGAGCGTAAGCGAAAAGCAGAACGACGCTAGTCGTTCTTAAACATTGGGATCAAATGATTCACAATCCAACCAAACAGAACGATCAGGTTCCGCTGATTCAACGTGTTTCAACTTGGTGTGACTCCAGTTTCTAATCTCCAACTCTTTCAACACAGAATCAGAATACACATGAATAACATCTGGTTCCAATTTCAATATCTGTTTGATGGCGTTCGAATCTGGTTTTGATTCGTATGTCTGAATCGCAGTGACTTCTGGTATCGCACGAAAATCTCTGGCGTACTTGTCTCCGTGGAGCCAAGTGATTGGGCCTGTGTTTTTGGAACGCAGTTTTAGATCGTTGGCTGTGTGTCGCCAATGAATATTTTTTTCTGCGAAGCCCGCCTCTACGAGTCGGTCATAAGTTTTAGATCCCACGGCGTACACCTTCTGATCCAACAGTTCTGCTAGACTGTGAGCATAGTGTTTGATGGCTTCGATGTGTGTGATGATCAGTCCTTGTGCATCTGCAGGAGAGTGTTCAACGGTGGCTGTTTTAAGACAGGGAATCCACAGGTCATCCTCATCCAACTCCTGGGGTCGTACAATTTGTGTGTAGACTTGCATATGTGATTTATTTAGAATGTGTGTGTCATTGATTAAATGATGCTATTTGGTTCTAGGCACCGTGTGTGTATGATTTTTTATACTTTATATATAGTGTGTTGTGCTTAAAAGAACGGTTGTCCTGTTTTTTTGGCAGTGTCTAGGTTTTCTTTGATCACACCGCCCATCACTTCTCTGTCTTCATGACAAGTGGCATACATCTCGTCCAGTGTGATTGATCCACGCATGAACCAGGCCAATTTGAATAGATCGGATTTGAAATTTTTGATTTCACCTTCCATTTCTTTGGTGAGTTTGATAATGTCAGAAGTCGGCAGTGTTGCTATCTTTATACGAAAAAATTTGCTGAATCAAATGCTACAGGTATTGTGTATTCAGCAGGCGCTCCGTTTTTAACTTCTTCTTCTGTGGAAGTTATTTTTTGAGGTTTTAATTGAAATGCTTCTCTATTTTTTTCCAAATGCTCCATGATGGAACTGAAAAATTGTTTGTCAGTGTTATCTAAAAATTCTGTAATTTGTTTTATATCTGTCACAGTCTCACCATCCACTGTGATTGATGCTATTGTGTTTGCCACCATGCCCACACTTAATTCTGTTAATTTTTTAAAAGTGGCTTGAAATGCTTTTACTTTTTCTTCGTCATTCATTTTTGTGTCATCCACAATCTTTTGAATTCTTTGTTGTTCAAATGTTTGGATTGCACTTTCAGTAAACTCTTTGTATGTTAAAGGTTTTGTTTTTACTTCCATGTTTTGATAAAAAAATGTATCATTATACTGTGCTGACAAGATGCTGTTCAAACTTTCTTGTAAATCCAACACCAATTCTTTCTCAATGGATGTGCCTGGCACTTTGATTGGCATAGTCATGCTGGTTCCATATGTGGCCATTCTGATGGTCATCAATGCCGCATCGCAATCTATCGAAGGCATTGCCCATGCATTCTTAATTGACGGGATACAACTCTGTATCACTGTCACAGTGGCTTCACCATTCAACAATGCATCTGGAGTTTTCAGCAACATTTCATCTTTTGCTGTCATAGGATACACAGCAACATCTCCTGATTCAGGAACCTGGATAGATCCTTCAGGATAAAATTTATAACCACTTGGCAATCTTACAAACTGCTTGGGCTGTCTGTAATACTTTTTAAGTGGGTTACTATTTGTACCTATTTGTTCTTGTGACATTCAATCTCCAATAAATATTGTTATTAACTTTTAAACTGCTAATATTTAGTATGACATATTAAATGCGTACTTAATGATTGGCATTAAATACAAGTAACAAGGATTTTGGTATCACATAATGGCAACAATTGAAGAATTATTAGAAGACGCGGTTAAAAAAGGCGGACTAGCCAGCGAAAATACTGCCAAAGCGATATTGAAGGCTTTGGGCGGGTCTAGTGGTGGTAACAGTAGTGCTCAACGTGAGTTCACAGAAGAAACCAAAAAATCCAGCAAATCGGTTGTTGTATTCAAAAAAGTTTTAGGTGCGGCAGGAGCCGGATTTTCATCCTTAACCAATGG